GTAAGGAAAAAATGAAAAAACATTATGTAAATTATAAAGATTTTCAGAGGATAGCTAAGTCTTTATATAATAAAGGTGGGGACGTTATAGTGGAGTGTTGGGACGAAATGCAATTTAATACTTATGTAGAATTGTTTGGTAAAATATCGGCTAGAAAAGTCTATGTATTATGTGAACGATATAGGCGGTATGATTCAGAATTGTATTAATTTAACATATAAGAAAGGATGGTAAATTATGAAATTAACTAGAAAACAGGTAGAAGGCTATTGCGCAAGTGTATCAATGCTTACAGGAGTAGACGTTTTCGTGAACTATAGAAACGGCTATGTGGCAATAGACGAGTATTGCAAGGACGGATGCGGCATAAATAACTTATGCTGTGGGACACTTAGGGAATGTTATAGCTTCCTTAAAGGTCTTGCATATTCACAATATGCAAGAAAGTAATCCAGCCAGATGAGGGCTAGCTGGTAACTAGTCGAAACACACTCACTTGAGTGTGTCGTGGGAAACCATAAATAATTTAAGGAAAGATGAGGAAAAATGATATGACAGTATACGAAGTAAGACATGAGGGTAGTGTTATAACTACAGAAGCTAGAACAATACCAGGGGCTGTACTAAATGCGGCTGATGAATTGAATAGTTATGAAGGGTACTTTGAAGTATTTAATTGTTCTGGTGAAATGTCTTTAGGCATTTACACTTGGGAAGAATCAAATTTCGAGTGTTAGAGCGCAAAAGCAAAATTGAAAAGGAGAATAAAAACATGACAAGGACCGAATTAAAAATTTATGCTGAGCAAACTTTCGATAAGGCTGTATCATTGCACAAGTTCAACCGTTATGAGCGGCTTAACACTTGTCAAGCGCATTATGTAGATGTAGGCAATGTGGTTATATTACAGTCTTACAGTTCGATTGTGGCAATATACAATAAAATAGTGGGTACATTATATGTATTAGACTATTACAGTGCTACAACGCAACAGCATATAAGCAAGTTTGCTAATATGTTGGGCTGGGATAGAATAGCATATCTATACAAGAGATCTGACGGTGTTCTAGAAAAAAGGTATAACTGTTTAGATGGGACATATGATTATCTTAAGCCGTTTAAAAAGACATGGGAAAATCTTGTTAAATACGATTTCTCTATGGAGATAACTAACAGGTGGGACTAACCCACCTGGAAAGTATAAATGAAAGGAGAGCATAAAATGACACAATCAGCATTATATGAAAGATATGCAAACGTGAAACCAGTAGCCATTACATACGCATACCCATGTTTCGGTATTATGGTATTCGATACCCTAGAGCAAGAATATGACTTTGTAGCTTGTTTTACAGACGGCACTAATAAATGGGGCTTTACAAGGCACAAAGTACACTTTGATAGTAAAGATGCATTTTATATTAATAAAGGGCATAAAAGATGGTATTTAGAGGATGCGCTTATGTATGATGAAATGTAAATGAAGTAAAGGAGGGTATTAGAATGAGACTTGCAATTACATTACCCGACGAAGTCGCAACGGACTTCATATTAGATAATTTTGCGGATTTCTTTGGACGTGTAAGAGTTGACATCAAAAGCGGCATTTTATGTGGAAACTATGAGATTGAGATATTGGATGCGCTTGAGCAAGCGTTTGCCAACGCAAAAATATATGATGAAATTTAAATAGAGGAGAACATAACAATGACAAAATTAGAAATTATAAATAAGTCTTTAGAGCGATTGAACACACCTAATCGGGCTTTTACAGTAAAGTTAGAAAACGGTATATATTGCTTATACATCAACAATAAATACATTCTATGTGGCAGTGAATCTATCATAGACGATTTAATCCACGGATTTATAATGGGCTTCTACATTGGAAGAGAATCCCTATACAAGGAACTATAAAATATAAAATTAGTTAGTTATAACTAACAGAAAGGAAACTATATGATGTATATAGAGAAATTTATTGAAAGAGAACTAAAAAGTAAGTGTTATGGTTTTGTATACGCAAGATATAGCGTTGACAGGCAATGTATAGATGTGGAAATCTCTACAAACAATTTGTTTAGATGTAGCAAGGACGTTCCCATTAAAATGATAGCAGACAAGGAGACATTGACTGAATTAGTCAAAAGTATTAAGTTAGATTACATTAACTTTCTACTAGGATTTTATTTCAAAACTTCCGATTAACCTATTGACAAACACTTAAAACTATGCTATTATACATAATGTAATCACCAATGATTACAAAGTCCTCTTTTCCGAAAATCTTTGCCTAGGGCGGCAAGTGCATACCAGAAAGCAAGCGTACTGCTTAGGTGGTGCAACTCCACCACTTGCCCTTGGTAGCAATAACGCTACAAGAAACCAAACACCTATAAGAAAGGAATAAGCAATATGAAAGAAAGCATGGTTACAAGAACAATCACAACCACAGAGGTAACGTGTCTCTGCTTGAACACTGAAACAGCAGAACCGTTCAACGCAAGGGTAACAGTACCCAGAACTTATAAGGATAATGAATCCTTGCTCAAAGCTGTAAAGAAAGTTGTAGAGCACGTTGGCGTTACAGACCCTACTGGAAATACCTACTATGGTGAACCCATTGTAGTGGCTAAGGTAGTTGATTCTACAGAGGTTGAAACACTTTACGGCATGACAGAATCAGAGTTCCTTGCACATGCCAATGTGTTACCTCCAAGAGGAACAAAACAGGCAGAAACATATGAACCAGTACGTTAATCTAACACAGCGAAAACCAATATTAGACAAAGAAAGGAAAATTGAATATTATGATTAAAGTTATTAGCGCAAGCAGAGATTTCACCGAAGTAGAGACATACCTCATGACCATTTCACCAGCAATCATGTCCATGAAGGACGTACCAGACCATACAATCATTGAGGTTGACGGCTGTTTAACTTTCCTTGACTGTAAGGACAACGGTGAAGAAACCGAAGTTCTCTCCATCATCACCCCAGACAACAAGGTATATTCTTGCCAGTCTGCGACATTCAAGAGAACCATTAATGATATCTCAAATATCATGCATGGCGGTAAGTTCTCAGTCGAGAAAATCAGTGGAAAGACAAAAGCTGGAAGAGACTTCATTAATTGCACTCTAGTAATTTAATAACTGAATAAGGGCGGTTGAAATACACCGTCCTTTTTAATACAAATGTTTCATGTGAAACATAGAAAAGGTGGTAAATATGGCAAAGCGGAAAAGGACACAGACTGAAATCGAATACAGCAAGCAACGTAAAAGAATACAATCTTTCATTCGTAAGCATGAAAAGGAAGGATTTTATTTTGAAGAAAACATTCTTCCAGCTATTCCTAAGAAAATTACAAAAGCATCTGTATCACGTTTGAAGAAAATAACGCCACAAAAGCTATACAGCAAAGCTGTTTACGCTGGTGAAGCATCATATGGTGAAGTTGTTTCTTCCTACAAGGGCAGACAGTTACGCAAACAGGAAGCTAAAGCAAAAAGAGAAAGACGTAAGCAATTAAAGAAAGCACGCATAAGCACGCCATCTGTAAAGAAGATAGGACCAAAGAAAAGTAGGAAAGCTGGCAGTAGAAAAAATAACATAACAACAGACCCATCCTTTTATGTAAGAACGGTTCTATCTGGCTGGTATGGTCTGCTTGAATCGTATTCTAATGGGCATGCATACTCTATGCTTAGGATGTGGATGAATAAGCTTATAAGAGATAATGGTGAAGCTAAGGTCGCACAAGCCCTTGAACATGCGGCTTCAGAAGGAACAATTTTAGTTTGGGATGTTGCCTATAAGATTCCTTTAGCAATCGAATATACAGGCAATGTTATGAAATTTCTGTTTGATTCCAATCTGGAACGTGACTATTACACAGATGAAATGGACGAATTACTTAATTTTTGGGTACAACTTGGGAGAGCAGTAGAAGAAGATGAGGACTGGGAAAGACCCTTCTAGCCATGAGAGCACGCAAAAAAATTCGATACTTTATGTCCGACTTTGAAACAACGGTTTACAAGGGACAGGTATCAACGGAAGTATGGGCGGCGGCAACAGTAGAGCTGTACACGGAAGATGTAAAAATCTTTCACAGCATAGACGAACTATTCAAATACTTTGTATCATTAAAGTGTAATGTTGTAACCTACTTCCATAACTTAAAGTTTGACGGCTCTTTCTGGCTCTCCTATTTAATGGTTGACAAGAACTATAAGCAAGCATATTACAAATACGGAAAAACACAGCTAGACATTGCATGGAAAAAAGAAAAGGAGATGGATAACGGTGAGTTCAAGTATAGCATATCCTCTAAGGGTATGTGGTACACTATCATCATTAAAATAGGTGGGTGCTACATTGAAATACGAGATAGCTTGAAACTACTCCCTTTTTCAGTTAGAAGAATAGGGCAGTCATTCAACACGAAGCACAAAAAGCTAGATATGGAATACACTGGTTTTCGCTATGCTGGGTGTACTATAACGGAAGAGGAGAAACAGTATATTGCAAATGATGTGCTGGTGGTAAAAGAAGCTATTGAAATAATGTTTCAAGAGGGGCATGATAAACTAACAATAGGAAGCTGTTGTCTTAGTGAATACAAAAACATCTGTAAAACGTCACTAAAATTACCACTGGAATATGATGAAATGTTCCCGAACCTGTACAGCATAGCTATTGACAGAAACTTATACGGTCAAGACAACGCAGGTGAATATATCAGACGTTCCTATCGTGGTGGTTGGTGCTATGTTGTACCATCTAAGACAGGGCAGATAAAACGCAACGGTACTACAGCTGACGTCAACTCTCTCTATCCGTCAATGATGCACAGTGAAAGTGGTAACAGATATCCTATAGGATTACCAAAATTCTGGAAGGGCGATTACATTCCAGACGAAGCCATAGGTGATAACAAGTATTACTTTGTCAGAATCAAAACAAGGTTTTACATAAAGAAAAACAAGTTACCATTTATACAGATTAAAACCAGTTTTCTATATAATGGGACTGAAATGCTGGAAAGCAGTGATGTGAAAGACCCAGGAACAGGAGAGTATTACACGCACTACACAGATTTAGACGGCAACATAGTAGACACCAGAATTGAAATGACCATGACAATGACAGACTATCAGCTGTTTAAAGAGCACTATGAACTGGTTGACTGTGAGATACTGGATGGGTGTTGGTTCTATGCGCAGGTTGGTATATTTGATGAGTACATTGACAAGTATAAAACCATAAAAATGACAAGTAAAGGGGCAAGACGTGAGCTTGCTAAATTGTTTTTAAATAACCTTTATGGCAAGCTAGCCAGCAGTACAGACAGCTCATTCAAAGTTGCTTACTTAAAGGATGGTAATGTAGTTGGTTTCATTCCAATCATAGAGCACAATAAAGAAGCTGGTTATATTCCAGCTGGCAGTGCAATAACATCCTATGCGCGTAACTTCACAATCAGAGCGGCACAGGCTAATTACTATGGCAAGGACAAAGCAGGTTTTATATATGCTGATACTGATAGCATACACTGTGACTTAGAGCCAAGTGAGATAAAAGGAATTAAGGTTGATGATAATGCCTTTTGTTGCTGGAAGCTTGAAAGCTGTTGGGACGAAGGAATATTTACAAGGCAGAAAACGTACATTGAACACGTTACTCACGAAAACCTTACACCTATAGACAACCCGTTTTATAACATCAAGTGTGCAGGTATGCCAGATAGAAGTAAAGAGTTATTTGAAATATCTTTAACAGGTAAGTATGATGAAGAAAGGGTGTGGACAGATGACGAGAAGAAATTTTTATTCAATTCAGAAAGCAAGCTGATACAAAGAAAACTTACAGATTTTAAGGTTGGGTTAAAAATACCAGACAAGTTAATGCCTAAAAGAATTTTAGGTGGTATCGTATTAAATGACACATGGTATGAAATGAGATAGGAGAACAGTATGATTGATTTAATTGAAAAAACAGTGAATATGTTAAGCAGAAGAATGGATATCTATAAAGTTGATATCTATATTGATGGGGCAATCTATCAAAGAGCGGCAGAGGTATCAGAACTGTTTACGATATTAAAAGCAAAAAATAGGGAAGGTAATCTTCAAGACGTAAAAATATCTGTTGCATATAGTGAGATAGACATTATTACAAAGCACCAGTTAGAACAGTCAGCCAAGCAAACCATTCCAATCAGTCTGAAAGACGGCACACCCTGACCGCATCAAGCTAAGGGCGGTGATTGGATAGACCTTTGCACCAAGGAAGATGTTATTCTCAAAGCAGGCGAATTTAAACTAATTGCCTTAGGCGTTGCAATGAAGTTGCCAAAAGGCTATGAAGCTCTAGTTGTACCCCGTTCATCAACTTTTATCAAGTACGGTATCATCCAAACAAACGGCATAGGCATAATAGATGAAACCTATTGTGGCAATCATGATGTATGGAAATTTCCAGCTCTAGCCTTAAGAGACACAGAAATAAAATCATGCACCAGAATAGCACAGTTCAGAATCATCAAGCATCAGCCAGACATTAGATTCTTTGAACTGGAAAACCTTCCAGATAAAAACCGTGGTGGGTTCGGGAGCACAGGTGAATAAGCACATGAAATAAGGGAGTAGAAATAAATCTACTCCCTTACTATATCTTGAACAAATGTACCACTTAAGCCTGTTGCAAAGCAGGATAAGCTTCAAGGCTGTATATTCCAACAGTGCATCCCTATCTGCTCAAAAGTAGAAAACATTTGAAGATACCATTTAATATGACAGAGCACAAAGGACTACTTCCTTACACATCAAGTCCTTAAATCTAAAGCACCCTTTTTCAAATAAATACCTAAGATTCATCAAGAAGAAATCATTCCTCTTAAGCATCACATAATTAATCTGGTGGTCATCAGTAGTAACAGTAATCTTATTTGGAAATGTCATGTCTGGTCTGTCATCACAATACAGATAACCCTCTTCACTATATTCTCTTATAGCATAGTAACTACCCTTATACTTAAGCGTACACAGATAACGATTACTTCCAGTTGGCTTATCAATAAAACTGTGATTATCATTCAAATAAACACTTTGCGTTGAATATGCAATATACCTATCCTTCGCAAAAGCTTTACTTACGCCACTTTCCTCTTGGGCTTTTGCCGCACTGTCAATGTAACCCTGTTCCAACACAAAGCCATCACCTCTTAAGAACTTAACGCCATCATTTAACCTATTACTTATACCCATCCTAGTATAATAAGGATTCAGCAATGTAACGCAGTTACCAAGCATATACACAGGAACGTACCTATGCTGTTTACCCTGTCCTCTTGCAATGCTCTGGTGAATACTTAAGAACTTGGTTATTTCATCATTACAGTAATGATTCGTTTCACTCTGGAACTCATCAAAAATCATTCTGTTAATATCACTGAACAGGTGTGACATTTTCTTAATCTGGTCAGCACTGTTAAGTGTAAGGGCATAACCACAGCTCACACCGTCAAGGAACAATTCATGATATATACCATTAGCCCTTCTTTCACTTGTCATTTCTTTATCTGGAAAGAAGAGAGTGTTAATATCCTTAAAGAACTTATCAGCAATATTATCCAGTTCATAATTATACCGATAAAGCAGACCAAACTTTCCTTGCCCTTTTAAGAACTTATTCACCACAAGCCTATTAAAATATGCAGTTTTACCACCTGTTCTGTTTGTGGTACACATATAAATTTCTGGTTCAGCACCGTTCAAGTCTTTTAAGCTCAAAAGCTTAGTGCCGTCATAATAACCGCTCATAAATATTTCTCCCTTCTATATAAAATAATTTTACCAAAGCTCTTGCAATTTGTCAAGCCCTGTGTTATAATTCATCCTAGAAAGAGAGGTGAGCGCATGACAGCATTACACACAATCATTATTGCATTAATCTTCAACGCACTAGACCTAGTAACAGGCATCTTCACGGCACTTAAATCAAAGGACATTCAGTCCTCCAAACTTAGGGACGGCATGTTTAAGAAGTTCGGCTTCATTCTCTGTTACTTTGTAGCGTGGCTGGTTGACACGGAAGGGCAGGCTATCGGATTTCAGTTTGGGGTAAAGATTTTGCCTGTTGTTATTCTTTATGCTTGCACTACTGAATTGGTTAGCATCTTGGAGAATATCAGCAAGATTAATCCAGACTTGCTTCCAGAGAAGCTGATGGAAATGTTCCATATTAATAAGAAGGAAGGGGACTGACGCATGGGAGATATTAAAAGAGCTGTTAAGTTTATGCTTGACACAGCTAATGATAATAGTCATGGCTATGACCAAGTGTATAGGAATGGGCCAGATTATGACTGTAGTTCATTGGTAGCAACAGCATTATTTGAAGCAGGCTTTGATGTAAATCCTAGTAGCTGGACTGGTAATATTGAAGCACAGCTAAGAAGATGCGGCTTTGTAGATTGCAAAGCACCTTGGAGAGCTGGGGATGTGCATCTGAAAAGAAGAAAGCATATCGCTATGAGTGTAAGCAAGACTGACATTGTACATGCATCCATTAATGAGCTTGGTAAGGTTAGCGGTGGTAAGACAGGTGACCAGACAGGCGCAGAGATTTGCATAAGAAAGTATTATGAGTATGCAGGTGGGTGGGATGTGCATTTAAGGTATAAGGGTGTTGCTGGTGATGCAGGAGAAAAGAAAACATATCACACTGTTGCACGAGAAGTTATTGCTGGAAGGTATGGCAATGGTGAAGAAAGAAAGAAGAAGCTTGAAGGTGAAGGATATGATTATAATATCGTGCAGGCAACCGTTAATCTTATGATGAATGGTGATTTGTTGAAGGATAATCAAGAGATTGCCAGAGAGGTTATCAAAGGATTGTGGGGAACTGGTAAAGAGAGGGAAATTAAATTAACGCAGGCAGGTTATAGTTACAAGGTTATACAGGGCTTAGTTAATTCTATGATGAAAGGATAAGCTATGAGTGTTAAATCAAGGGAAGAATTGTTAAATGCTTTGAAGGTTACCATTGGTGACAGCACAGAGGAAAGTGACTTGAACCTTTTGGAAGATTTTACTGATACCTTAAACGATTATGAGGAAAAGAATAAGGATAAAACGGACTGGAAGAGTAAGTACGAAGAAAACGATAACGCATGGAAGAAAAGATACAAAGAAAGATTTTTTAATGACGGTGACAATGGTGACACTGGTGAAGATGATAACAAGCCAGATGATACCAATCACAATACACCAAAAACATTTGCAGACCTGTTTAAAACAGAGTAGAGAGGAGAATTGAGAAATGGCTAAAAGAGTAGCAGTTTCAACTTTGCAGGCTTCTACGATTGACATTTTAAATGTCATTAGACAGAATGCCAGCTATGACTATCAGCAGAATGTGCCAGCTGTAACTAAGGCTAGTGACATTCCTAAGGTTGGTGAGATTATTTATGGTACACCAGCTTTTGCGAACCAGTTTTTGAACGCACTGGTGAACAGAATCGCATTGGTAAGAGCTAACAGTGCGACATTTAACAACCCTTATGCTTCACTAAAGAAAGGCTTTCTGGAGTTTGGTGAAACCATCGAAGAGATTTTTGTTAATATTGCTAAGGTGGTTGACTACAGTGCTGAGAAGGGTGAAGCCAGAGAGTTAAAGAGAACCATGCCAGATGTAAGAAGTGCTTTCCATGCTATGAACTGGCGGGTAATGTACCCTGTTACTATTCAAGATGAAGATTTAAGACTTGCTTTCTTGAATGAGGGCGGTGTTACATCTTTAATTGCTAAGATTGTGGATAGCGTATACACAGCCGCTGAGTATGATGAGTATTTGCTATTTAAGTATCTGCTTATTAAAGCTATCTCCCATGGTAAAATGTATCCGCTTAGTGTTGGCACTGATGCTAATTTGAATGAAGCGGCTGAGAAGTACAGAGGTATTTCCAATCTGCTTACATTCATGAAGAAGGAGTATAACGCTAGTGGTGTGCAGACCACTACACCTAAGGAAAGACAGGCTATCTTTATGGATGCTATGTACAACGCAAAGTATGATGTTAATGTACTGGCTTCCGCTTTTAATATGGATAAGGCTACTTTCATGGGTAATCTTCATTTGATTGATGACTGGACAACTTTTGATAATGACAGGTTTGCTGTTATCAGAGCGAACAGTGATGGACTTGAAGAGGTAACAGCCGCAGAACTTGCGCTGATGAAAGATGTTAAGGCTGTAATGGTTGATAGCGAATGGTTTCAAGTTTATGATAACAACGCTAAGTTTACAGAGAAGTATGTCGGTAGCGGTCTGTATTGGAACTATTTCTACCATGTTTGGAAAACCATTAGCTCTTCACCGTTTGCTAATGCAGTGGTGTTTGTGGCAAATACAGCAACGATTACAGTTCCAGAAACTATTACAGCTGAAATTACTGCAAAAGATGTTAGTGAAGAAGCTATTGTTCTTACGTTTGAAGCTAGTGTAGATGGTGCAACATTAGAGCCAAACAACGTCGAATTTGTTCAGACAAAAGGACAGACAGAACTTGGAATTGCGGTGCATAAGTTTGGAGCTTATCTTGTTCCAGCGTCTGCTGTAGCCAAGTCTTTTACAGTAACGGCAATAGTTAATAGTGCTTCTTATATTGCTGATGAAACTATTATCGCGAATGCTGTTAATGTTGGTAAAACTTTAACGCTAACTAAGCAGTAATAACAGGGCGGTGTAATGCCGCCCTTCATAGAAGGGTGAACGATATGTATATTGAGCCTAATACTACAATAAGGATTTTAAAAGATGTTCCTCTGGATAACACTTATGACCACACAATCTATTTTGCAGATGCAACAGCACAGAGAAATTATCTACTTGGCAAAACAAAGTACAATTTAACCCAAAACACCTACCAGCGTGTTAAACGTGGTGTTGCACGAGTAGGCATTAAGTCTGACAACTTGTATGACTGTAACTACATGATGTTTCAAAACATCAACTTCGGTAGTAAATGGTTCTATGCATTTATTACCAGTGTAGAATATGTCAATAATGAGTGCAGTGAAGTGAGCTTTGAGCTGGATGTGATGCAGACATGGTTTTTTGAATTTCAACCAGAAATGTGCTTTGTTGAAAGAGAGCATAGTGTGAATGATGAACTTTTTAATAATCTAGTCCCAGAAAATTTAGAACTAGGCGATTATATTATAAGTCAGAAAGAGTCTGTAAACATGGGCGCTATGAATGTCTGTGCTCTTACATCTAAGACCAGTGAAGGCCAACCAGCTGTGGGAAAAACAATCAACCATATGTATACACCGCTAAATGTAATAGCAGGTGTACCAGCTGATGACGCTGTTGCTTTAAATGCCTTACTGAAAGGCTTTGTAGACAAAGGCCAAGAAGATGCTGTTATTACTATGTATCAGTATCCAGCATGGCTTGGTGATGCTAGCACAGTCAATCCAGAAAGCATGACCAAACAGTTAGGAGTAAGCTATGACAACATTGATGGTTATGTGCCTAAAAACAAAAAGCTATTTAGCTATCCCTATAATATGCTGACTGTTAGTAATAATAATGGAAACACAGCTAATTATAGATGGGAGCAGTTCACAGACCCAAGTAAACCTGTTTTTAAATTTACGGGCGTATTTGTTAGTACACCTTGCGTTCTTATGTATCCAGTGTGGTATCGTGGTGTTTCAGATGATTATGACAGTGGGTTGACTATTAGTAACTTTCCACAGTGCTCTTGGGTTGGTGATACTTTTAAAAGATGGTTTGCACAAAACAAAGGTGCTATCACAAACAGCACCATTGCTTCTGTGGTATCATCCGATTTAACTATGGGTGTTGGTGCTGTTACAGGTAATGTTCCAGCTGTTGTTGGTGGCTTAATTAGCAAAATTAGTAGTGTTACCAGTATAGTTGCAAAAACAGTTGATGCTGTAAACACACCGCCACAGGTACATGGCCAAGTACAGTGTGATAGTCTGAATGCTGGATTGTCGAGATTTGAATTTAGTTTTTATCATATGTGCATTAGAAACCAGTTTGCTAGAATAATTGATGATTTCTTTACAATGTTTGGCTATGCTACAAGGCAGGTAAAATATCCAAACAGGGCAAGCAGGCCACATTGGAACTATGTAAAAACAATAGGATGTACTGCAACAGGTAGCCTTCCAGCTGATGACATGAGAAAGATTTGCAACATTTATGATAATGGTATTACATTCTGGAAAAATGGTGATGAAGTTGGTAACTATAGTTTAGATAATAGTCCTTCATAAGGTGGAAGGTGGTGATGTGATGGGAAGGAAAAAGACACAGTTTGATGAAAGTGCTGAGTTGAATGTTAGGAGTTATCAGTATTATTTTTATAGGCTGAAAGAACTTGCAATCAGTATGTTTGATTGGAAAGGGTTGCCTAGTACTGTTGACCCTAGATATATTGAACTTGGTCTTTTTGATAATAACTGTATGGTGTATTTTAGGGATGAAGTAATGGGCGATTTATGCTTGAATTGTTTGCCGCAGAGTATGCTTAATGTGTATGGTGACCCTATGAAAAGAAGAGCCTATAGCAAGTATAATAAGTATCAGAAAGAGTTGAGTGATAAGGATAGCGTTATTATCTGGAATAATTATCTGAGGATTAGTAGTTATAACGCTGTTGATTTATTTGCTAGAAGGCTTTATAATCTGGATAGGGTTATAGATGTGAATTGTAATGCCCAAAAGACACCTGTGTTGGTTACGGCAAATGAACAGCAAAGAATGACAATGATTAATTTGTATAAGGAGTATGATGGTAATCAACCTTTTATCTTTGGGGATAAGATGCTAGACCAGAATAGTCTGAAAACATTGAATACTGGTGCACCTTATGTCGCTGATAGGATTTATGATATGAAAAGGAACTTGTGGAATGAAGCGTTGAATTATTTAGGCATAAGCGCTGTTAATGATAAGAGGGAAAGAATGGTTACAGTAGAAGCTATGATGTCACAGGGCGATAATGTTAGTGCTAGATATAGCAGGTTAAGAAGCAGGCAGGAAGCTGTTGAAAAAATTAATGCTATGTTTGGTACTAGTATTAGTGTTGATTATGCCGCTGATTATCAAGAAGTTGAGGAAGATGAAGTTAACGATAATGGTGAGAAGCGTGAGGAAGAAGGGGTGTTTGTTGACTGAGTTGGTGGCTTGGGGTATGTTTGTGCTGGTGCTGTTGTTAATTGCTGTTACGTTTGATGCGTGAAGAAGGGTGGTGATGGTGTGAGTAAGTATACCACGGAAGTTAGGTATGTCTGTGAACAGAAAGCTGGTCTGGTAGAGAGTGTTGGATTTAGTGGTGTTGATGATGTGCTGGAGAAGTGCTGGGATAAGGTTATTACTAGCAGGGTAAAGATGTTTGATGAAGATTATAGGAAGGTTCTGTATAAGAAGATTCTCAAACATTATTACACTAGGGAGATAGGTGCTGAGACTGTTGGGCTATGGCAGTTGTGGGTGAACACTAGGCTTGAAGAGATTATGCCGTATTATAATCAGCTGTATGAGAGTGAGCTGATTAAGATTGAGCCGCTTAAGAATGTTGATTATAGTAGGACGTATGATAAGAAGGGTGTTGGGAGTAAGCAGGAAACTGGTAGGGCAGATAGCACTAACACTGACAGCGGAACGAGTGAGAGCAGTAGGACGAGTAACGGTAGTTCTAGTGAAAGTAGTGGAAGCACTGATTTGTATAGCGATACACCGCAGGGGGCTATTACTGGACTGGAAGAAATGAAGTATCTTACTAATGCTAGGAAGATTGATGCAACAGGAAGTTCTAGTGATAGTAATACTGAGAAGTATAATGGCAGTGAGAGCAATACCGCTCACTTAATAAGTGATACTGCTAATACAACTACTCATGATGATAGTGAGGTATATACGGAGAAGATTGTGGGCAAATCAGATGGTGCTAGTATGAGTGCTTTACTGATGGAGTTTAGACAAAGCTTTTTGAATATTGATATGCAGATTATTGATGAGTTCAGTGATTTGTTTATTAATTTGTGGTAAGAAAGGTGGTAGGGTGTATGAGTATTAATTTGAAAGAAGTACCAAGGTGGGGATGTCAAAAGGTGTTACCACTGAGCTATGACGATAGTTTGAGCTATTATGAAAATGTGTGTAAGCTTGTTGATAAGATGAATGAAATTATTAACGCTATCAATAATAGTTTTGAAGATTTAGTTAGAGAGGAAATACACAAGTACTTCATTGATACTATTTATGATAGCAACACAGAATCATTAATCTTAACATTAAAAGAAAAGGAGAAATAGTATGGGTAATATAGCAAATGTTGTGGTTGACAGTGTGAGCCTTCCTATTAAAGACGCAAAAGCTAGTAGAGTATTTGATACTATAAGTGATGTCGCTAATGCTGTTGAAAATGGGAATATGCGTGTAGGCAATAATGTTAGGACTTTAGGCTTTTACTCTAAAGGTGATGGTGGTGGCTGTCATTATACTTTGGTTGCAGATGGTGGTGACGTTGCTGTTGGTAATATTATGGCAAAAGTAACCGAGAGCGGATGCGCTAATGTTAAGATGTATGGTGCTAAGGGTGATGGTGTTGCAGATGATACTGCTGTTATTCAAAAGTTACTAAATGCTGGGAGTGAGATTACAGAGATTTATTTTCCAAAGGGTAAGTATTTAGTAACGTCACCTCTTACAATTAGTAAGGCTGTACACATTTACGGTGATGGTTTTGGACAAACTAGTGAGAATACTAATGGCACTAGTGATGGACTGAGCGTTATAATATGTAATACTAATGGTGCAGGATTCCTTATTAATGCATTAAAATATATTTTTAATGTTATAATTGAAAATCTGGAGATTGATGGTTATAATAAGTGCGCTAATGGTATTGCGTTATATTCTGGTGTAATGTGTAGTTTTTTGAATATACATGTTAGAAATTGCCAAAACGCTGGAATACTAATTTCAAACAACTTAGGTTATTTGTGTCAGTTCAACAGAGTATGCAACTATGACTATGTGTATGGAGTTTCTGCTGTAACTGAAAATTCTGCCGCATTGAAGATTAGTGGAAATACTGATAATTTCACTACTCAGAATTATGTTGAGAATATAAGATCATTGTGTAAGAACAATGCTATAGTTTTATCTCATACAGATAATAATGTTTTTACAAAATGTTATGGCTATTCTGTTAATTCAAAAATGCTGTTGCTTACTGATAGTGCTAACAACAATTATTTTGACTATATCGCGGGGCAGGTTGAGCAGAAAAATTCTTTTGGTAATGTGCTGAACCATTGGACATCTGAAGGTGCTGTGATGAAGATGGATGATAGCAATCCGATTGCTTATAATCTTGTTGATTATGTCACAGGTGAGTCATTTAAAACTGACTTCTATTGGATGTCAAAAACAGTTAATTATGGCGCTGGAGATATTAGTAGAGGTCCAGGCGCGGTATTGGGTTTTGGTGGAACAGGTATTCCGTATATTAAATTTAATAGTGCTGATAGTATAGGTTTCTCGAAAAAATTCCACAACTTCAACAATGGTACATTAACAACGGCAGATGTATATTACTATGCTACTGAAGCACTAGAACTAAGCTTAGAATGGAATCTTAATCGGATAATTGACCTTCACTCGTTATATGAACATAATAGTAAGGGAACTGTGAATCTAGCTGTAAGCGTGCCAAGGGCTATGTATAAGGCAGTCATTC